GCGTGGCTGGTGTACCCGATGTCCGGCAGCGTAGCCGGCGTCGACCTGGCCGCCGACCATCGGCGCTTCATGCACGGCGCGCCGCTCACGCGCTGGGTCATCGGTGAAATTGTCGGTCTGCCGGCGCAGCAGGCAGGGATCGTCTACATCGTCTCGTCGATGGTCGGCCGCGAGGCTGCGCGCGAGGACTGCATCAGCCCTGACACGAAACACTACCCGATTTTCGACGCCGACGAAAGGCTGTACGCCGTGCGCCGGTTTCAGCAGTGGGGGCGCCGGCAGTGATTGACCTCATCATCGGAGGAACTCATAATGGACGCTGAAAAGCCTGCGCCGCATGACGTGATCGATTCGCTGCCATGGATCGTCGGCATACCAAAGCCGTCGTTTGCCGACGATCCATGGTTTGCGCGTTTCTGCCGCGTCGCGGCCGAGATCATGATGGAGTATGTCGATGAGCAAAGAGGAACAGAAAATCATTCAGCATTGGAGTGACGCCCGCGTATACGGCTACGTGCGCAAGTCGCTCGTGCTTGGCGAAGAGGACCGCATCTCCGAGGTCAAGCAGCGTGACGCCATCGCGGCCGAATGCGCGCGCCTGCATCTGCAGGAGCCGGAGTGGCACGCGGACGTCGACGGTCACCGAAGCGGCCGCTACGAACACACGCGCCCGGGCTGGCGCACGGTCAAGCGCCGATATCTCATGGCGGACAAAGCTGTGCTGGTCGCTTACGAGCTTGATCGGTCGAATCGCAACGTCATGGCCATGGCACAGCTGATCGAATCGATCCGTGCGCAGCCGGATCGATTCCGCCTGGTGCTGGTCATGAACCGCTACGACAGCGCACGCGATGGATGGGGAGCGCGCGAAATCAAGTCGCTGCTCGATGACGCAGTCATCGCGCAGTTTGAATCCGATAAAGCGTCCGAGCGGATGTCGGCTACGGCGCAGACGCTGCGGCGCCACCTCATTCCGTGGGGGCGACCCGCGTACGGCTATCAGCGCGTCGGTCGCGGCATGAAAGCGCGGCTGGTGCCAGCGCCGTTTGCCGAGCAGGCGCGCATCGTGCTGCGCGCATACGCGGACGGCGAAGCGCTGAGCAGCGTGTGGATGCGCTTCAACGCCACCGGCGAGCACTACCATCGCTCGCGCTTCGCCGGCGGCCAGACGACGCGGCATCCCGAGGCATGGGATCAATCGCGATGTGAGGCAATTGTGCGGCGCGTCATGCAATACGCGGGATTTTTGTGCGTCGACCCCGGCAACGTCAAAAGGCGGCCGATGAAGCCCGCCCCACGCGGCAGCGCGTTGGAGCTGCACGCTGAGCAGTATCACTACGTTCGTTCGCCCAACATCGAGCCGATCGTCGACGACGAACTTGCCGAGCGCGTGATTTCGGCGCGCGCGTCGTGGGCTTCGCGGCAAGACTACAGCAGCGGAAAAGCATTTACGACTTCGCTGTCTGGACTCGCTTATTACAAAGGCGAAAAAATCCGCGCGCAGACACATGCAGGCATACGGCGCTATCGCACGCGCAAAGCGCCGTCAATGTCGTGGTCATGCGTCGAGGTCGACGCCAAGCTCGATCGATGGATGAGTGCGCTGCGGTTCCCGCCAAGCGTCATTGCCGGAATCCACAACGAGCTGCAAGCGATGCAGCCGTCCCCGCAAAAGCGCGCCGCCGCGGAAAAGCAGCGGCGCAAGCTCGAGCAAGGCCTGCTGCACATCGAGCGCCGCTACGCGCTGGGCGACTTGTCTGAATCGATGTACCGCACGCTGTCCGCTGAATTCCACGCGGGGATCGGCGAGTGCGCGATTGTCGAATCGGTCCCGCGCGATCGCGTCGACCGAGCCATTGAAGCGCTGAATCAAATCGGCGTCGCGTTTGCTGTCAGCGCGCCGCGGCAGAAAAACATGCTGCTGTCCGCAATGTTTGAGCGCGTGAACCTCGACCAGAACGGCGACATCGTCGATCTGGTGCCGCGGCAATGGGCGCGCGAAGCGTTCGGCGGCGTGCTGCGCGGATACTATGGCGCCAATTACCAAGCAGCAAAGAAACAGCTGTTAACGCCGAGTCTGGTAACAGACGGCGTGTCGGCTGCAGATGCTGCCGAGTGGCTTTTCTCTCGCATTCGGCTGAAAACCGACGAAACCACGTCGGCCTAACGGAGTCCCATGACAACCACCCAGAAAATTACCCTCCCCCTTGAAAGCTGGCTGATGATGACCGGCGTCGTCGACCGCCTGCTCGCCGCGCCCTACACCGGGCGCGAGAGCGTGTCCGCAGCGTCCAGGCTGATCCGGCTTCAGCGCGCGATCGAGCGCGCGCGCGACGACGCCGGGCTGGAGCCGGTCACGACCAAGGCGGCGAAGGAATACGGCGAGCTGGAAGAGAAAAGCGGGCGCTACACGTTCGCGGACGTGACCAAGCACGCGGCCTACGTCGCGGCGCGGCGGGCCGTGCTCGAGCAGAGCGTGGCCATCGATGCGCCGATGCTGACCGAAGCGGACCTGGTGCTGCCGCTCAGCGCGGCCGAGCGCGCGGTCATTGATCCGGTGGTGGCCTGACATGCCGACGCAACCGCCTCATGACGCCGAACGCTTCGCCGCGCTGCGGGCTGAGTTTCGCGCCGCGCAGGAAGCCGAGCGCAAGCAGCGCACGCCAGAAGCCGCCGTGCTGCTTGCGCTGGCGAAACAGCACGGCGGGAATGTCGACGACATGGCGCGGGCCCACGGCGTGTCGCGCTCGACGATCTACCGCAGGCTGCGAGCCGAGGGCCTGACGCGTAAGGTGCACAACATGCGTGAGAGCTTCCGCATGTTCTCGCGTCTCGATACGCAGATGCAGCAAATCTACGGCGAGACAAAAGCGCGCAGCGATGCGGCCTATCAACGCATCGTGTATTCGACGTGGTCGATTCCGCTTGACATTTAGGCGGCGCCGTCGTAGAGTCTCGATCGCAGCGCGCGCTCTACGTCCCATCCAACGGTGATGGCCGGGGACGTGGCTCCGCCGGACATCCGGCTCCATCCGCGCGCTGCGCTGTCCGCCTTCCTCCGCCCGAACTGCATCCCCCGCCGCAGTTCGGGCTTTTGCTTTTTCGGCGGCTTCGATGTCAGTTTCTAGTCTGCAAACTCACAGGTTTGTTCGTTGCGCCAAACCGGAATTAGCCATAGAGTAGACGCAACTATGAGGATGATAAATAACGTGCGTCGAAGATGGGATTCTGGTTTACTGGGCAAACTAATGATCGGCGGCGTCGGCATCGTCGCATGTTGCATGTTGGCGTTTCTGGCCGTAGTGCTGTCGCCCAATCGAGCGGCACGGCCACGACTCACACCGACGCCGGGTGGCAGCGTCTTCGTCGCACCGACATTCCCGTCCCCAGCCACCGCGACGGTCATGCCGACGCCGATCCCTCCGCCGACGGAAGCGCCACTTCCCACAACTGCGCCCCCAACGGAAGCGCCGTTGCCGACAATTGCGCCGACCGAACCACCGCTGCCCACAGAAGCGCCAGCCGTCGCGCCGACAGAGCCGCCGCTGGTCGAGCTCGCGCCAGCGCCAACTGCCGAAGTGATTGCCGCGGCTCCTGTTGCCGTCGTGCCAGCCGCGCCAGCTGCTGCGCCGCCGGCGGGAGAAACCGCCACGTTGGTGCGCGTGGTTGACGGCGACACGATCCGTGTCATCTACAACGGCGCGGAAGTGGCAATGCGCTATATCGGCATCGACACGCCAGAGTCGAAAGACCCTGGAGAGCCAGTGCAATGTTTTGCCGCGGAAGCGACGGCGCTGAATCAGCAGCTTGTGGCAGGGCAGACACTGATTCTTGAGCGCGACCGCACAGACATGGATATCTACAAACGGCTGCTGCGCTACGTGTACCTGCCGGATGGGCGCATGGTGAACGAGGAGCTTGTGCGTGCGGGCGTCGCTTTCGCCAAACAGTACAAGCCCGACGTAAAGCATGCCGCGCGGCTGGAAGCGGCAGAGCAAGCCGCACGTGCGGCCGGCGTCGGCTTGTGGGGCGCATGCACTGTCGCAAACGGCAAAACAAATCCGGTCGAGCAGGCAGCGCCGACGGCTCCCGCAGCGGGCGCGCCTCCGCCTGCGGCCGGGGGAGCGGGCGCCGTGGCCCCGATATCAGAGTCGGATTGTCCGGACACTCATCCGATCAAAGGCAATCAGGGCGAGGAGTGGATATATCACCAGCGCGGGCAGTCCGCGTACAACAAAACAAAGCCGGAGGCGTGCTTTGCCACGCCTGCCGATGCAGAAGCAGCAGGCTACCGAGCAGCGCAGCGCTGACGACCTGATTACGCGCCGATGAGGCCGTGCGTCGTCAGATCGTCGATGAGAGCTTTGACGCGCTCGGCCAGCTGCGCCGTCGTCACCGTGCCGGTCGCAAACGTCGTGCGCGTCGCCGTGCCGGTGGCTGCGGCCCAGCCGGTGACGCGCGCGCGAACGACCTGCGTGCCGGACACGCGATAGACGCCAGTGCTGTTGACGTCGCCCGCGGCGTCGAGCGTGTAGCCCGGAGACGCGGTATTGACGCCGAGACGGTTTGTCGACGTGATCGAAATTGCGACGCCGTTTCCTTCCGTCGACTGATTGTAAATAAAACTCAGGCGTCGCGGCGATCCGTCTGCCATGTAAACCGCATAAAACGAATCAGGGTTGTTTTGCGCGTTCCACTCCATGATCGGACGTGAGCCGCCTCCGCTGTTCGTGCTGCTGAGTTTAAGAGTCGGGTTGGCCGCTTTGGTGATCGTTACGTTGCCGCTCGTGGCGATTTCTCCCGTCCCTGCGCCGGTCGCGCTGCCAACGTTCAAGCCGCCGGTGAATGTGCCTGTTGTCCCGCTGATGCTTGCGCTGGCCTTGATTTCACCCGTCGCCGCGCCTGTCGCGCTGCCGACGTTGAGACCGGAAGCAAGCGATGTGCTGCCAGACACGTACAGGGTTCCAGCAGCGGCGCTTGTTAAATCTACACCTGACGTTATCCGGACTCCAGCGCCGTACGCGTTGATCAGGCTTTTTCCTACAAAGAAAGCGGTTGTGTAAGAAGGCCCGCGGGCAACAATCGAAACATCCGAATCGCTTCCGCCCACAGTCGACGTGTCATACGCATCAATAACGATAGATGGTTGAGCGTCTCCGTGATTCAAAACAGAAACGGTTGTTTGAACCGTGCTATTTGTCTGCGCGTACATTCCGCAAAACGTTGTGCTTGATGCGCTGAAACGATACCCGTTGACAGAGCCGATGGAGCCACGGCTGGAAACCCAGCTGACAAGCGAGACTCCGTCGCTATCAAGAGTCACGTCTCCTCCTCCGGCTTTGAGCTTGCCGTCTGAATCGGCGTACCACTGCTGCGTGCCGCTGTTGTAGCCAGCGATGCGGCCAAGCGTGTTTCCGCTGGCCGTTTCCGACCAGATTCGCAAGCCCGTGAATGTTGCCGGAGACGACGTCAGCGATCCACTGCCCTGGCGGATTTCGCCGCCCGCCGGCACCGTCAACACGCCGGCAATGCTGGCGTTTCCCGACGTGTCCATGCTGACAACGGCAGCGCCCGCGCTGTTGTTGAGCGACAAGTTGCCCGACGTGTCCACCACGAACCGCGGCGTCGATCCGCGCACCACGCGGAAGCCGTTCGTAGAATCGACGCTGACAAACGTAGCGCTGCTGTCGCCGGCCGCGAAGCCGTAGACGTCAGTGGTGTATCCATACGCTCCGTTCAGGTTGCCCAGTCGCGCCCGAAGCGTCGTCGCGCTCCACGGGCTGCCGGCGTTTGTCGTGACCGACATGTTCGGCGCAGCGCCAATTGCTCCGTCGGCGCTGAGCGTCAGCGCCCCGCCGCCCGATGCCGTGCCGTGATCGACGATTGCCGTGCCCGCGCCGATGTCGGCATTCGTGCTGCCAGACTCCAATTTCAGCGAATACGTCGTGTAACCGGTCGATGTCACTGGCGAAGGGTTGACCGTGAACCACGCGTTGACCAGCGCCGTGCCGTTCCAGGCTTTCAACTGGAGCCGGTCGCCAGCCGCGAACAAAGCTACGGCGCTGCTGGGCGTGCTGTTCTTGATTTGCACGCCGTTGACGCTGCTGCCGACACTCGCCGGCGTCGTGAAATCCGCGTGAACCGTCGATGCCGACAGATAGACGCCAAGAGTGCCGGCCGTTGCCGAAATCTCGTTGATGCGAAACACGGCGGCAGCAAGCTCTCCGCGCACGCGCACGTTGTTGAACTCGGCGTCGCCCGCGTCGCTGATGCCCCATCCGCTCACGCCGCTCTGATACGACGACGAGCGCATCGCGTCGCCGGTGCCGAGCGTGAGCACGTTGGCGCCGCCGCGCTGCAGGTCCACGTCTGCACCGAAGCGCAGCGTCTGTCCGGCGCTCACCGTCGCGCCGGCGGCAAACGTCGGCCTCGCATTAAACGTGTGCGCTGCGCCCCACGTGAACGCGTAGCTTTGGTTTACGGCGACGCTCGCACCAACGGCGATGCCGTTGCCAGCGGAGACAAACACGCCGCCGCTGTCGACACTGAGGCCGCCGCTGGCCTTCGGCACGACGCGCACGCTGTCGGCATCGGCCGCAATGCCGTTTCCAGCGCCGACCGCGATCGTGAAATCCGCCGTCAGATCCCCGTTGCCGGTCAGCCCGGCGCCGGCCGTGATCGCGCGCGTGCGCAGCGCATAGCGCGTGTCGGCCGCGGCTGAAAAGTCGCTGAGCATGATGCCGCGCATCGACACCGTGCCGCTCGAGCCCGAGGGCGTCGCGGCAAAAAGCCCAGCAGCGCCGGACGGCAGCGTGTGATGGATGCCGAGCCAGTCGTGCGGGGACGGCGCTCCGCCCGCACTTACCCCACCGACGCTGGTCCCCGCCAGGCTGACCGATGGCACTGCGTCAGATCCGCTGCCGTACACCACGTACTGGCCGCCCTGGTAGGCGACGCGCACAACAGCGCCTGCCGCAGTGCCGCCCACAAGCAGCGCATCGGGAATCACGGCGCCGGTGGCGAGCTCGATCTTGGCCCGTCCGCCGCGCACAGACAGTACCGTCGCCGTGCGCAGCGCCTCGGAATCGCTGCGCCCGATGTTGGTCAGCATGTCACTCATTCGCTCTTCCTCCGTGCCTCGTAAGACCCGCGCACCATGCGCATATCGTCCGTCGTGTACAGCCGCGCCGTCGTCAGCACGAGGCGCTCGTCGATCCCCGGCCGATCGCCGCCGGCGTCTGTCAAGACGTCGAATTCATCCTCGGGCTGCAGCTCGAGGAAACCGCCGCCTGTCACCGTGCGCGGCCGGCGGTACTCCTCGGCCTCGCGCGCGAGAAGTTCGGCGTCGGCCTTGGCCAGTGCGTAGGACGTCGCTGTCTCGTTGTCGCTTGCCGAGAACCGATAGCCGCTCGTGCGGATGAATGCCTCGTCGACATATTCACCCGCAACGGTGCCGTTGACTTTCACGTGCCCGCGCTTTGCCTTGACGGCCAGCGCGTCGGTGTAGACGGTGACGTTGTCGGACAAATCGCCGGCGTCGTCGCGCGCCCAGAACCGCGACCATTCCACGCCGCCGTTTGTCGTGGCACGGCTGCGGATGTGGCGCGACTGCGTGAGCGACGCAATCGCCGACGACGCGCTGTCGCCCTCTCGCAGCGTGTAGCGCGTGGTGATTTCGTCCGACAGCTCAATCACGCGCCACGTCGACGTGTAGCTGCCGGGCGACGTCGAGTAGCTGATCTGGATCGGCCCGACATCGTAGCCGCGGAAAGGGATGCGCGACAGATCAAACACCCACAGCGGCTGCCCCGCCAGCTCGACCGTCACACGATCGCCCTGCACGGCGACGAACAGATCGACCAGCCGCGTCACGTCCTCGGTGAGCGTGTAGCTGGGCGACGTGCCGGAGATCGTCCCTGCCAGGTTGGCCTCGGTCACGGGAATCGGCGGCGTCCGCAGCAGCCAGCGGATGCCGTCCGCTGCCGCCGTCACCGTCGTGCTTGACGTCGACAAGCCGAGGCGGATGTTGCCCGCGCGGCCGGCGGCGTAGTCGGCTGCCGTGGCGATCTGCTCAATGTGCAGCGTGTAGTAGCCGCGAAACGCGATGCGCAGGCGCTTCGTGCCGGTGACGCCCGCCTCGCCCGTGGCGTTGGTCGAATTGCCGCCGATGTGCACGCGCCCATGCAGCGCGAAGTCTGCGACATCGGCGCGCAGCGGGAGTGACTGCGCCGTGGTGGTGAGCGTGAGCGTGGCGTCCGTCGTCGGCGTCGTGTGATCGTTTCGGAAGCGGGCGGCGCGCATGCCGGCCAGAGCGGCCAGCCGCTTCACCGCACGCTCCACCGTGAGCACGCGTCCGCTGTAGGCCGCGACGTGCGACAGGGTGATGCCGTTGACGCTGGCATCGGCGTTGCGCGGAAAGTAAAGCACCGGATCCCCGCTGCTGTGCCGGTCTTTCGCCGTGCCGTCCTGCGCGCGGCCGGACACGACGAGCATATCCCCCTGGCGCGTGACGTTGCTGCCGCTCGTGGCGACGCCGCGTACCTCCGGCGCGTACGGCTTGTCAAGCGTGACATACGACGTGTTGCTCTCGGTGGGAGACGTGACATTGGTCACCGACGTCACGCGATACGTTGCCGTCGTCGGGTCGGCGTTGCTGCTTCCGCTGCGGCTGACGACCTCGGCGAGAAGCCCGGCGGCGTCGGGAATCGTGCCGAGGTTATCGCCGGGCTGCTGGCCGGACGCGCTGCGCCAGTTGCGCAGGGTCGACGATCCGGCCGCAATGTTCGGCAGCGGCGCGTAATAGGTCGGCACAATCACCCAGGTCGTTTTCGCCTGCGTGTCGCCGGTGTACACGCCGCGCTGGATCGTCTCGACCTGCCGGTAACGGATGCGCTCGCTGCCCACCAGCATGTATTCCGCAGAAGACGTGCCATCGGGCAAACCGTACTGCGACGCGGCGCCGTCGAAGAAGCGTCCCTGGTGGAGCACTATGCGCCACGCGCTCGGCGCGCTGCCACTGTTGCCTGACGCGGTCGACGGCAGCGGATTCGTGCCGTCCCATCCCTGGAACGTGCCGCCCGATCCGGTGTTTCCCGAGTACAGCGTGTGCACCTGTCCGTCGGTAAGCACGAGTCGCACAGACGCGGCCGTGTTGTCGTCGCTGATGAAAATGGCACGGCCGCCGGCCTGCGTCGGCAGCTTCACGGCTCCGGGATCGGTGGTGACCGTGCCGCCCGTGACGGCTTCGCGCGTGCCGCCGCTGTCGGCGTCGCCGAACCTCGCCGCCAGCGCTTGCAGATACACGTCCACCGCGTAGTTGGTCACGAGGCCGCTGCCGCTGTCCCACGGCAACATGTTGCCGTCGATCGTGATCTGCGAAGCCGTCAGCGCCGTGATGGCCACAACTGTGTCGAACGCCACAGACGTAATGCGGATGCGCATGCCAACGGCAAATTCGGTTGTGCTGGCGAGGCTGCCGATCACCGTGCTGCTGTCGCGCTGGCCGGCGCGGATCAAGCGCGTGAACACCGCGTCATTGCTGGCGTTGGTCAGCTGCGTACGGATGTCGCCGTATTCGCCCTGCGGGAACCAGTCGGTCGATCCGGCCACGTCGGTGGACAGCGCAATGCCCACCGAGTCGCGGCCCGGCTGACTGCGGCGGGCACGGTAGTCGAACACGAACTCGGCTACCAGCGTGTAGGCCGAGTTCGCGGCGATCGTAGCGGCTGCAACGTCGCGCACCTTGGCGTATGCCTGCACGCGCTTGCCGAACACGCGGAATGCCAGATCGTATTCCGTGTCGGCCGATGCCGTCCACGTCGCGCGCGTGACGTACGTGCCGCTGATCGACTCCGTGCGCACCGCAGCGGCGTCGAGCGCTTCCCACAGCGCGTTGCGCCGCTCGGCGAAGTTCCAGCCGGTGTCCTCTTTGTTGGGGTTGGCCTGATCGATGGCATTGAGCCTCAGCGCGCGCACCGCCGCCTGAGTTTTGGTGTGGCCCGTCCACCCGTTGGTCTTCGGCAGCAGCATCACGTTGCCGGTGCCGTCAGCCGATGCGCCGAACACGAAGCCCAGCGACGACAGGGCGTAGGCGTTGCTGCCCGTGAATTTGACAGTCGCCGTCATGAACACGTCGCCGCTGTCCTCGGCATCGCCGACGAACGCGAACAACGGGTTGTTGAGGCCGGAGAACAGCAGACCGGACGTTGTGCCGCGCGCCTCTTCGGCGCCTTCCTCGCCGAACGATGGCGTGAGCACCTCGATGTCTTCCGGATCTGACAGGCCGGACGAGAACAACGCACGACCGCGCAGGTCGGCGTCGATGGGGCTCTGGTAATCGATGATCGCCGCGCTGCCCGTGTCGATCGCCGTGACCTCGCGCGCGCTGTGTCCGGACGGCGTGATGTCGTGCGTCATCGCGTCGATGACGTAGCGGCCGACGTCCGTCAGCGTCCCCTCGAGCCCGCTGCGCAGCGTGAGCACAGAACCGTCCGCCAGCTGCGTGATCGCGTCGAGCGCCGATCCGCCGCCGCTGGCCTGTTCATCGGCCAGCGTCACGCGCAGCGCATCGGCAGAGTCGGACACCTGGTGCAGCTCCCACGCGCGCATGCAATCGTTGAGGCTGGCCGACAGCCCGGCCGCCGGCGCCTGCAGCTCGGTGACGGGAGAGGACGCCGCACCGCCGTTTCCCGCGTAGACCATCGTCGTCGGGCTGTCGCCGCGAATGAGCAGCGTACCGCCGAGATCGGACGACGTGAGCCACGACGACAGTTCCGCGAACGACCATGCATCGCCGTCGGACGACAGCAGCGCCAGGTCCCACGCCGCCGCCTCGGTCGTCGTCGACGGCGACAGGCGCGCGCGACGTGCGAACCGCGCGGTCAAATGCAGCACGCCGTTCATCGTCGTGATGCTGTAGGGCGTGAGGCTGAGCAGCTCTGCCTCGGGGTCAATCGGCGCCACCGGCTGCATCATCGATTCGACGCCGGCCTGCATCGTCCACGACACCGCGCGCCCGCGTGCCTGATCGGACGCGACAATCACGTGCCGATCATCGGCGGCGATGTAGGACGCGCACACGTGCGTGGCGTGCTTTGCCCCGCCATACCATGCGCTTCCCCAGTCAGCCGCGTAGGCCGTCGCGAGCGGCATCTGGATGATGTTTGTCAGCGAATACGCCGTCTCGTCAGAATCCACCCAGTAGAACGACAGCGTGGACAGGCCGCCGGTGAAATCATGCGACCCTACGCACACGATGACGCCGCGCCCCGTCGGGCACACGGCCTCGACGCGCTGCACCAGGCCGGAGGTGTTGAACCACGACGGCCCAAAGCGCGGCCCCCAGCTTGCGAACGTCACCGTGAGGGGGTTGGTTGTGCCGCTCAGCGTCGCGCGCTTCATCTGCACGCCGAGCGCGTCCATGTCGGCCGTGTAGAGACGCACCGTGCCGCCCTCATTGATGATGCCGTGGCGCATCGTCTGCGACGAGACGGCAGTGGCATTCGTGCTGCTCAGCGTGTAATCGGCAGCCGCCGTCGTGTCGATCACGCGCACGTAGCTGTTGCCGTTTGTGAACCGATACGCGGCGTAGGCAAGCGCGCCGGTCGGCCGCATGCAGAACGTCTGCGGCACGTTGACGTCAAGCGAAGCGTTGGCGTTGCTGGCCAGTGGCGCGAACGACCAGACCTCGCGCCGCGCGGTGACGTCGTGCGACCAGCGCACCGCCGGCTGCCGCTCCGCATTGAAGATCGTGGCGCCTACACTGCGGCTCACTGGTATTCCTCCAGCCGGATGGTCATGGTGTACCACCCGTCGCTACCGTCGAGATTGTTGGCCAGCGCCGGCGCCGGCGACCAGGCCGACGTCCACAGCACGTCATGCGCCGTGCCAAAGGGGTCCTGGTATTTCAGCTTGCGCGTGGCGGCCGTGCTGCCGAAGCGCACGGCCCGCAGCGTCGACAGCGAGAAATAGTTACTGTCGCTCTCGGTGTGCCGCACGAGCACATCCAGCGTGTAGGTCGGAAGATCAACGTCGATCGGCCCGTATCGTTTGGCGTTGAGCGTGATTTCGGTTGGGATGTCGCCGCCGCTTGACGCGCGGTAGGTCGCCGCGTAAATGCGCACGCGCTTGCCGCCGCCGATCGCGCCGGTGCTGCTCAGGATGATGTAGTCGGTCGCCATCAGCGATAGCTCCTGCGGGCGTTGCCGCGCACGCCGCGCACCGTGGTGTCGTCGGTCATGGCGCTTGCCAACACGCGGCCGTTGAACACGACGTTCACAGCCTGCCGGCTGCCTCGGACGCGATCGCCGCCGCCGCCGTCGCCGCCGTAGTCGGTGTCGGTCGTCGTTGTGGTCGTCCCGCCCGGCGGGTTCGTCGTCGTCGTCGTCCCGCTCGGCGTGCCGATCGGCGGAGCGCCGCCGAACAGCCCGCGCCAGATTTCGGTCAATCGCTCCATGCCGAGGATTTCCACGTTCAGCCTGACGTTGCGGTCCTGTATCGCCTGCCACCGCGTGTGCGCATCGAGGAGATCATCCTTGCCGATGATCTGCATGCCCAGCGACACCGTCTTGCTGTTGGGCAGCGTGTTGATTCCCTGCGACAAGTCTTTGACCTTTTCGATGGATTTTTCGGCCACGGCGCGGATCGCCTCGACATCGGCGCTGAACTGCCCGGCGTAGTCGCCGGCCTGCTCCATTGCGCCCTTGTTGTCCAGCAGCCCGGCGCGCAGGCTGAGCAGCGTGGCAAGCGCGTCCTCCTGCGAGATGCTGCCGGCCTCGAGCGCCTTCATCACGCCCTTGACCGCCGCTTCCTGCTGCAGCTGCGCGAGCGTCGTTTCGCCCGTGGCGATCTTCCATGCCTCCTGGAAGCGCTGGCTCGCGCTCATCGGCTCCAGCGACATGCCCATCGCCGATCCGATTCCCTTCGTGCGCTCTTCGAGCCGCTTGTTCGCATCGGCTAGGCGCTCCGTCTCTGTCGTGAGGTCCTTGGTGGCCTTTGCTGCGCGGCCGGCGCCGCCGGTCTGTCCATCGAGGGAGGCGTTGACCTGCTCGAGCCATGCGTCCAGCTCCTTGTCGGCCTCGGTCAGCGCCTGCGTGCCGCGCTCGAGGCGCCGCTGCTCGATGTCGGCGCGCTGCGTTGCGCGGTAGCGATCGTAGTAGGCCTCGTTTCCCAGCTGGATTTTCCCGCGCAGCACCTCCTCGCGATCGGCCTGCTTTTGGAGGTCGTTGCCGAGAGCCGCACCGGCGCTGAGCACATTGTTCATGCCAGCGGCTCGCCCTGCTTCGGCGGCGCGCAGCGCCGTGTAGTCGGCCACGGCCTGCCTTGCTGCTGCCGACATGACGGTAAGCGACCCCGCAAGCCGCTGCGCCGATGCCGATGCCGCATCCATGCTCTGGGCTGCGCCCGACATGGCGCGCGCCATGTTTGAGCCAAAATTCCCGGCATTCAACGCCGCGACGCCCATGCGTTCCGTCTGCTGCATTGTAAGAGCAGCGGCTTCGCCAAAAACGGTAATTGCCGGGACGACTTTGTCGGCGAACTGAATTCCGAGACGCTCGCCCGTTCGATTCAGTTTGTCCATCGCGTCGTCTGCGCGATTGGCGGCCGCGACCATTGAGTCGTCCATGACGGCGCCGGTGCCCTCGAGCTCCGACGCGTAGTCCTGCAGCGCGGCCGACCCTTGCGACAAAATTGGGATCAGCGCCTCGCCCTGTCGGCCGAACACCTCCATGGCAAGCGCGGCTTTCTCCGGCCCGTCTGGCATCGCCGCGAATCGATCGGCAAGCTGCATGAGCTCCATGCGCATGTTGGCGCTCGGGCCTTTCGTTTCGGCGATGACGCGCGAAAACCGCGTCATCGCGCCGCGGAACGTGTCGAACGACACTTCGCCCTCGGCGGCGATCTGCGACAGCGCGGACAGGTCGCGCGCCGCCATGCCCGTAGCCTGCTGCAGCTTGCCGATGGCCACGCCCGTGTCGATGAATTTGTTGACCTGCGCCGAAAGCGCCTGAATTGCTGCGCCGGCCGCGCCTGCGATGGCACCGCCAAACGCCGCGCCGATTGTGGCGCCGATCGTTGGAGCAAGCGCGCCGCGAAACGAACCGACGAACTCATCAGCCTGGCCGCGCGCGAAAGCCGACGCCTGCGACAGCCCGGCGCCGAGGCTTTCGCGGATGCCCACACCCGCGCCCTTGAAGGATTGATTGATGCGGTCGGCCGCGCCTTGAATGGACGTGCCGGCTGCCGTGCTGGCCTGCCCGGTGGCGCGCAGCGCGTCCTGCACCGCGCGCAGGCTGCCGACAGCCTGATCGACCTCGATCCGCACATCGGCCTGCACCGATCCGATCTGTAGCGCCATTACCAAACTCCATCGGCGGGGATCGCCATGCGTCGCACCGGAAGATTCGCCGGCACCACGTATTTGTCTTTGTGCGCCGGCTTGTCCGGCGCGACCTCAGTCGGCGTGCTCACTGCCGCCAGCACGGCCACGTCGAATTGATACGCCGCCGCGCTCTGCCGAATGCCGACGATCTCGCTCGGCCTCCGCCCGTACGTCTGCGCGACCATGTGCAGCGTCGTCACCTGGTCGCGTCGCCTAAAAAAGCGAACAGCCCCACCGGCGTCGAGTTGATGTAGTTGATGACCGACAGCTTTTCGTCGGCGGTCATTTCCGCCAGACCGAGCTCGTCGTCCTTGTCGCTCTCGCCGTCGACGATGCGCGGCTCGACGACCACTACGCGCACGATCGCGTCCACCGCGTCCATGTAGCGCACGGCATCCGACAGCGTCAGCCTGCCGGCGTTGAAAAGTTCATCCACAGCGCCCAGCAGCGGCTGCGGCACATGCCCGGCGCGCACCAGGTCGATCAGCGTCGCGCGCTTCACGCGCAGCACAAGGCCGGACGCTGTGGTGAGCAGCTTTCCGGCCCTGCGCTCGCGGCGCCACGCCTTGCGCTTTTCGGCGGCCTGCGCCTCGATGTCTGGCTCACTCATAGGCTACGCCGGGAGCGCCGCTGCCGTTTCGTTGGCGACGATTTCGGCGACCTTGTCCGACGAGCTGCTGTCCGGGATGGCGACCAGCTTGCACTTGTTCACAGAAAAGCCGCCCTCCTTGAACTCGCCGTCGATCTCGGTGACCTTGCACTTGAAGAATTTCACGTGCAGGTCATCAGACCCCTCGCCGAGGATCTTTCCATACAGCGCCACATACGGGAAAGAGTCCCCGCCGGTGATCGGCATCGTCGCCACCTCGGCGGCGCCGGTGCCCGAGGTCGTCACCGTGCGCCCGGTCACCGCCGCGTAGAAGTCGAGGTCCATTCCGCCGGCCTCGAACTCGAGCTCCATATGCGTCAGGTACGTCTTCGTCGCGACGACGCGGTCGTTGCCCATCAAGTTGGCCGACGCGATCGTCTCCTTGAATTTGAGCGTCTGCGCGGCTTTGTTGGCCACGCTTGCCGCAGCGCCGTTCTTCACGCGCACCTCGCGGCATCCATACGGGTAGTTGCCCCAGCTCGGCATGTGTGGTCCTCCTTCGGAAAACAAAAAGCGGCACTCGCAATTGAGTGCCGCACAAGCGGTTGGTATTCAGCTGCAAAGATTATCGCACGTCACAGCCGCAGCCGCGTGACGTAGTAGCGCTGCATGCACATGCTGCACTGCAGCGCGTCGTCTGTTGTGTCGTTGACTTCGTCGGCAAACGTGACCTCCCACGTGCGGGCGCCGGCCTTCTGCCGGTGCAGCAGCGCGTAGATCAGGTCCTTGGCGGCGTCGATCACGGACACGCCGGACTGTTGATACAGATACACCACGACGGGCGTGCGCACGCCGTGGATGATCGGCCCGACTGGCGTCTCGGTCTCGATGCGCACCAGGGCGCACGGCTTGAGCTCGAGCGTGGTTGCATCGAACGCCGAAGGCGTCGTCTGACGGCCGATGATGTCGGTGTGCACCCCGCCGGTGAGCAGCGCCATGATGGCCGCGTTGCCGCTGATCGCGGCGGCGATGTCCTCGCGTATCGTCATCCGTTGTACCCCATGCGCGTGTCGAGCTCATCCTCGCCGCCCTCGGTCCATGCCGACAGCGCATCGATGGCGCGCACGCCCTCCGGCAGATCAAGCGCCGGTCCCGTCGGCGCGCTGCCGCCCGTCAGTGGCGCGATTGGCGGCTCCATGCCGGCGCCGTAGCGTGCGGCGTACGCGTCCATGTCCGGCCACGATCCGCCGCGCTCCCATTCAGCCATGCGCGCCTCGAACTCTTCGTCGTCCATCATCACGGCCGTCGAGTAGCACAGACAATTGGGATGGATCGGCAGGCTGATCTCGCCGATCGGATAGACGCCCTTGCCGCCCTCTCCTGCGGCAATGATCTCGTCGCAGATGTCCTCCTCCGGGTGCTGCGGGTTGAGGTTGATCTGCTCTTTCTGGACCCACGGCTGGTCGCGGTAGGTCTGCTGCGAAGCGGCGTGCTGCACGCGCGCGATCTCGCTGCGTGCCGCCCGAAGCGCGCTGTAGCTCACGCCTTTCGGCTGGCACGGCTGCGCGCCCATCGCCTGCGTGATCGGCGACGCGCTGAGTAGTCCGGTCATGTTGCCGCCGGCAATATCCTTCTTGGTCAGGCTGAACAACCGCGTGCGCGTCCATCGCGGGCAGTCTCCGCCGGGTCCGAGGAATCCCTCGATCATCCTGGCGATGTCCCACGCGCTCTTGCCCTGGCTGATCCCCTGATAGAGCATTCCGTTGACGCCCGCGCGCGCCTGCTGGCTCGTGCGCCAGATCGCGTCCGAGAAGCCCCCGCGATAGTTGCGCGTCGCCGCGTTCAGCACGACGGCGATCTGCGGCTGAAACACATAGTCGATCGACTCGTCCTCCTCGGGGTCGTCGAGCGTGCCGCGCACGGCCTCGCCGAAGCGCTGCCGTGATCGCCCGCGCATGGCGAGCCGATGCATCACGCGCATGGTGCCGAACGGGATCGATGCCGATTCGCGCCGCGCGGCGATGAGCAGGCGCTGCCACTCGGCCAGTGCCTCGTCGACGGCCGCGGCGATCTTCGGCCGGATCGCGCCGACGGCGAGGTCGGACACCATGCCGTTGGCGTCGGCCGCCTTGCCCAGCAGCGCGCGCGCCGTGTCTGCGGCGCGCTGGAAAGCCTCGGTGGTCCGCATCACCGTGTAGAGCTGCAGCCGCAGCTGCGCGCCGTACTGGATGCGGTACTGCACTGCGGCCTGAATCACGGCGCCCCCAGCGCAGCGGCGATCGAAGCCGGCGACGTCTCCATCGGCGTCGGCGGCGCCGGGGCAATCGCGGCCAGCCCGGGCATGAAACGCGTGAGCATGGCATGCACCGTCTCCGGGTCGTAGCCGAGCGTCTGCAGCGCAAGGCCGGCCTCGGCGGCGAGCTTGAGGTTTGCAGCCGTGAACGGCTGCTTCGCTTTCCACACGATCTCGTAGTCGATCCCGTCGGGGTAGATGCCGTGCAGCATCCACTCCAGATGAAGCAGCGGCTCGACGATCTGCGCCTGCAGCCACTCCGTCATCGATTCCAGGGTGCGCTCGTACTGCTGCTGCTGCTCATCGAGCACGTCGCGGTTCAAGTCCTGCCCGTAGCCGAGCAGGCCGAGCGCGATCGGCGACGCCAGGCCGAGCGTGCGCACGTGGTGCATGACGTCGTCGTACTGCGCAAGGTTGGCGTCGCCGTCCAGCCGAGTGATGGTGCTGTTGCCAAAGAAGTCGGTGACGGCGGCGTATGGGTCGAGCAACGCGTCCTGATTGGCCTTGCGGTAGCGCTCGACTTCCTGCTGCGAACCTTCCACGCGATGGGCGTAGCGCAGCCCGCTGCGCACGAGGCGGCGGATCGCCATGTTCTTTTCGCCGTCGCTGACGTACTTTGCCGTCTGCACGGCCGTCTGGAACATCGGCGTGCCGTAGCGCCGGCCGTCGTCGTGATCCCATCGCGCATGGATGATCTGCCACTGCCGCAGCGGGACGGCGCCGCGCGGCGGCTCGTTGCCGTACGCGAACTCGCCGGCATCGCCGACCCAGTAGAACGCGCGTTCCGGATCGTCGAACATGTCAATGTGGTTGCTGTTGCGCACCATCTCGAGCGTCGGCTTTCGCGTGATGGCCGCGATCTGTCCGACCTGGCTGACGCCGATTTCGAGGAAGAGATCACCATCGATGAAGCACAGCCGCGTCCAGTCGTCGAGGCGCGACGTCAGTTTCAGGCGCTGCTCCTGCGCCGCGGCGATCTCCTCGGCGCGGCGGTCGTTGCGCACCGTCACCGTGTAGCCGCCTTTGACGACATCGGCCGACACGCTCTTCAGAATGCGCCGGATGCGCGGGTCGTGCTCGTAGAGACGCCGGCACTCCTCGACGATGGCCTTGCGACTGCGATCCACGCGGAACGGGCTGCTCTGCGTCCACCCGATGCGCAACGGCTGCGGCGTGTCGTCCAGCGTAGTCACGGGCGAGGCAGCGACCGCTGTATCTGCGGTCTGCCCACTGCGGGAGAGGCGCCGGAACAGCGCGCTGATGGTGTCGGTCAGTGCCATGTCAGCCTCCGCTCCGGTCAAGCAATTTGGCCATTCGCGCTTCAAGGTCTGGCATTTTTGCCTGAATGGTCGGCATCACAATCGCGTATTTGCCGCCGTGGCTGAGCTCGAGAAATCTTCCGTATTCCATTGTGTGCCCGAAGCGCGCCACGATTGCGTTCCCTTCGCGCGCGTGATCGCTAAACAAGCCGCGGCGCGCTGCGCCCGATCGGTCTGTCCAGTGCGCCTCGTGACGCATTTTGTTTTCCGTCTCCTTGGCCCACTTGCCCGTTTCAATGGCCAGATCGAGAACCATTTTGTCGCCGAGGCGCCGGAAGCTTTCTTGCAAGTCGTCAAACGAAAAGGTGTAGCCGATCGCACTCATGCCGTTGCCTCCACATCGCACAGCGTCGCCGCGCGTCGATCCGGGCGCACGTAGATCACGCGCCACACGACGCCGCCGCTGGTGAATCGATCGCCGATCTGGACGTCGGCCGTGATCGCGCCGACCAGCGTCCCCTGCGCCGTGGATTCGCTGGCGCCCTGCGCCGGGCGCGTCGTCGCCACATTGCGCGTCGCGCCGCCCGTCAGCGCAAAACGAAACGACTGCGCAGCGAGCGTCGTGCTGCCGCGCCGAAGCGCGATGCTGACCGCGTTGTCGGTGCGCATCTCGCCGAACGCCGCTCGGATGTTGGCCATGTCGCCGCTGCTCAGCATCTCACCTCCAGGCGCTGTAATCGGATCGGACGCCGACGACGCCGCCGGTTCCGGCGCCGCCGCCCAGCGCCTCGACCGCATTCTCGTACTGCCGCTCGATTGCGTCCGAGGCCTTGAACAGCGCGTCGCCGAGGCCCTTCTTGTCGACAGCCTCGTCGCCGATGCGATACGACCACGCGTTGCCGGCCTCGCGCATCGCCAGCATGCGCAGCAGGTCGGCCTGGGCGCGCCAGAGGATCGGGCGCGTCTCCTGCGCCTGCAGGTCTGCATAGCTGCCAGATGCCACGACGTGCGCAGCGGCGTATTTGAGCAGGCGATCGGCGGTGTAGCTCGGCGCCTCGTCGAACACCAGGTTCTTGCCGATGATCTCGTAGGCCTCTTCCGGCTCGTCGCCGAGGGGCACGATTCCCGCCGTCGTGATTGCGATCTGCTGGCCGAGCACCGTGCCCGTTTCCAGCGAGAGCAGCGCGAGGAAATCCGCAGGCAGTGCGTACGTGGCAACGCCCGCCGTGATGGCGAGCGTGATCGTGCGCACCAGCGGCACGCGCTGCGAATAGGCCAGCACCGCCGCGTCGATGGCGTCGGCGTACTGCGTCGAGCTAGGGACGCCGTCCTTTGCGAACAGCGCCGCGGTCAGACTGTCGATCAGCGACTGGCGCGTGATGGGCATGCGGGATCACCTCCTCCAGGACGGCGGGCTGCGGTTCGGTCGTCTCTCCGTCGCCGAGCTCGGACACCACGATCGCGCCGGGATTG